TTTCGCACCATAGACATGAAGACCACGCACAATGTCACCAAACGATGTTGGGTCTCTCAACACTTCTGTTGAAAGGATTGTGTTAGCAGTTGCAGTAGATGACATATGACCAGCCAAACATTTACCAGCAGCATTAGATGTTGCAGCAATGTTGTTTGATTTGTACATGTCAAATCCACGTAATTTTCCACTTGATACTAATCCGTTTCTAATAGAACCTTGTCCACCATTATAGTCGACAGAAAGTAATTTAGAACTAGATTGTCCCAAAACCTCGTAGAAGTCAGGACTTGCAACAAACCAACGACCTTCTTCAGGTACGTTCTGTTCGTCTAATAGTCTTGCCATTCTACCCATGAGGTCTAGAGGGTCGTGTTCGCTAGAACCAAAACCAATATCTAGTCCACCTGTTCCGTCAAAAGTTCCAGCTGCTAAATCAACAGCACTGTCGGAACCTAAAACGTGGTTAGGTGATGAAGCAGATAATCCAGCAAACATAGTAACTAGTACAGCAGCATCGTAAGCATCTTTCAATGCGTATGCAGCAGAACTTGAAGCAACTTCTTTAAAGTTGACATGTGACATATTGCTCTCAATATCATCTACGATGAATTTGAATGCGTTAGCACTATCAACAACTAGAGATGTTTCAGCATCTGTTAGTCTGGTTTCTGTGGTGTCGGCATTTCTTACGTAGGCTTCTACAGAAATGACGGGTTCTTTGATAATCTTTACAGAGTCTCCGAATGCAGATATCTCACCGGAATAATCGGTGTTTGTGATAGCTTCAATTACAGACGATTTTCTAAAAAAGTTTAGGACCTTTTTAGAGTAAACCGAAGGTAAAAAGAAACTATTAGTTTGTCCTGCAACAGAGTTAGCAAAGTTAGCATTTGTATCCGTGCTCGGTTCAAAAAATTGAGCCATGATATATTCTCCTTGTAGTTATAGTTTATTAATTAAACTATATAGTTTATTTTGTGATTCTGCCTTCTTGCCAAGCTTCGCTGATAGCACTTTCATACTTATCATACTCTGCCATGCTCATTGCAGCAATCTCCTTTTCAGACCAAACTCTCTCTTGCTGGGTATCTACACTAGTTGTTTTAGTGGATATCATATCAGCAGCAGATTGTTTAGTCGGTTTGTTAGAAGATGACTTAGTCACTTTAGTTTCTATACCAATATCTTTTTTAAATAAATCTAAAGCACGTGAAGCTAAGTTAGCATCAGAAGCATTTTCGTATATCCAATCTTGAATAGACTTTGGTTGCTCTTTTGCCCACTCATGAAAATCATCACTGTTTCTGATATCTTCAAAATCAGGATGTTTATTCATTAACCTTTCTTCTGCACTTTGTCGTATTTGATCGTCCTCTCGCTGTTGAAGTTTACTAAGGCGTTCTTCTAGAACTTTTGCTTTAGATTCTGTTTGCAAGTGAGCGACTGTTTCTACAACTTCGTACACATCAGGATATTCATTCTTGAATTTTTCAAGTTCTTCTGGAGACTTTGGAGTTTGGTAAGCTGGTCTATTACTAGTAGCTTCGTCCATTAACTCTTGTTCTCTAGATTTAAACTCATCAAGTTTAGAATCATAATGTTTTTTTAAATCATCATAGCGTTTCTTGTAGTCTGGTTTCTTATAAGGTTCGTCCTTCTTTGATTCCAAGGCTTCTGTGTTGACACTTCCTTCAGCTTCCACTTCATTAATGTCATCGCTTTCAAACAATCTATTCTTTGGTTCTTCAAAGTATACACTGTTAGATGATACAAAAGGTTTATCTTCTCCTTCGTGCCATGTCTTATTTTGATTATAAGGGTTTGGCGTTTCTTCTTTGACTTTATTATTAGCCATCTTCTTTCTCCTACTAAGGGCTTCGTTCACAAGGTAGCTCTATGTCGACTAGAGGGCTTGTTTGTAAAGGTAGCCGTTCGGTTTGTTTTGATAGAGTGCCTACAAGTAGGGTAGCTCTATCGGTTAGTGGTTAGCTTCGGACGTGTCGTTGATTAGGATCGAGCATCATTTTAGATTTAATACCTTTAGATATTTCATCTTCATCTAATAACCCTCTGGTACTATTTACAGTAGCTTTTGCAATTTGAACTTTTGGTTCTTTTTGCTCTTGCACTTTCATAGTAACAGTTTCTTCTTCATCAGGCATTCCGCCTTCAACTAAACCTTGTCTTTCTTCTGCTTTCATTTCTGCGTCTTTCATCATTGCCATTAAATTGTCGGCTCCGATTTCTTCTACAGATGCAGCAGTAAAGACAAATTCTCCATCAGATAACCTTGCGGGTATCGAATCAGAGACTCCTGAACCCGGACCTTCAACAGGACCGGACCCAGCAAATTCTTGTGCAACGTCTATAACTTTATCAAAAATCATAGCCAGTTGCGTGTTTGTTTGTAATTGTTCCATTAAGAAACTTTGTTCTTCTTCAGATAATGCTTCTTCTAAAACAAAATCTAAGTACTCATCTTCCATGACATCATCAGATGCCATATCTTCTGACAGCATAGATTGTTCCATCATAGGTTTTTCCATCATAGGTTCTTCCATCATAGAACCCCCTTCAGCTTTTTTCTTTCTAGCCTTGCTCATTTCCATGTCTAAAAGCATATCAATATCTGCGTCAGATAATCCTGCCATTTCTTCAGGGGACATATTTTTTAGAATACCATCAATATCGTCTGCGTCACCTTTAAAAGCGTCAATGCCATATCTTTCCATTTGCATGTCTAGTAGTTGTTCTTTTTCAAGAGGCGACAAATTCTTCATTTCTTTTTTAGACATAGAACCTAAGATATCATCAATTTCTTTTGAACCTTTAGTAAGTCCTTTAACTATCTTTCCTAGTCCGTATTTTTTTCTGTCATCATCTAACATGTTCATTTTATATTTCCTCTTTACGATTTATTGCTTCTTTAATTTGTAGGTCCAGCTGCTCTAGGCGTGCCAGAGAATTCACTCTCCCCTGACTGCGGAACATTTCCGATTCCGATGTTGCCACCACCAGTGCCTGTAACTCCAAGGTCTTGAGGTTGTTGAGGTGCTCCTTGAACGCCTCCCATATTAGCGGGTTGCCCGTCAGGGCTTTGAGTTTCAGGGCTAGTTGTTTGTCCAACATTTTGCATTCCTATAATTTGTGCCATCATTGCAGCTTCTTCTGGATTATTCAGAATTTCATCTGGGTCCAAGTCTAAGCTGTAGGCAAGTTCACTAACAAGTTTAGAAATTTTAACAAAAGGAGCAATAGCAGGATTTTGCGTAGTTTGTAAGAATGTAGTCAATCGTTGACTTCTTACTTCTTTTTGCATTAAACTGTTTGTTCCAGTAGCTCTTACTTCTAAATCACCTTTGACATCTAGACCGCCTTCAAAGAACTGCATGTTCCATTGAAAGAAAGCTTCACCTAGAGGTCTTAATAAAAAGTCATCAAGATTCTTGACAACTGTTTTAATATTTAAACTTGATGCACCTAGTAACATAGACATGCCTGAAGCAGTCCTTGTCATACTCTGTACGCCTGTTTGTCCGTGTGAGTAACTAGGTATTCCTGTTTGCTCATCTGCGAGTTGTCTGAACTTGTCAAACATCATCATGTTTTCTGGGGCTGTATTAGGAAACTTTAAACCATGTATAGCTTGTCCCGGCATTCCAGCTTGTCTTCTAAAGATTTTACCCGGATATATTTCCATAGATTGTCCGCCTACTAAGGCTGACTCATCTACATCAAACACCAGTGACCCAGCCATTGCTAAGTTGTCTACAGCCATACGTGCATGACCATTCATAATCTGTTGAGAATCATCCATGTTCTCTGCAACACCTATACCAAAGAAATTATATGGGTTTCTTTCGTATGGGAAAGCATGGTAAGGCAACCTATAAGGTGTGAATGGATTCACTACTGCTCTTAACAATTGAGTTCCGCATACCCAAGCATTGATCTGAACCTCGTCCAAATCATCAATAGAGTCCGATAACTCAATACCTACTTCACGGGCATAAGCTGCATCCATGATTCCCCAGTATTCTATAACTTCAAAGTTAGACTGATATTCATCAGCTCTAGCGTCATCTTTTAATTGACTTTCAAAATCTTTTTCTTCGTAGTTTGCACCTTGAATTATACAATCTCGTATAGCGTCTTTATTAAAGTAAGGCATATTACGAAGCCCTCTAAGTTGTGACTTGTTCATTTTGTGTCTATGAACAACAAACTCACACTCATCTATGTTTGTGGCAGAAGGGTCAGGATAAAAATCCCAACAACTGACAAACTCTATTCTTGGCACTCTAACCTCTAATGGGTTATAATTTCTTTCACCATTTTCTCCAGCAGCCCACTGATGAAGTTTATTGTTAAAGTTAAATGGTCCTTTTACAATCCCTGTGCCTAGCAGAGCAGATTCTAAAAGAGCATTTCTAATTTCAGATGAACCTTTTGATTCATCAATTTGGTCATGGATTAATTTTTCCATACGTCTAGCAGCTTTTTGAGCTGGAGAGATTTCTAACACAGCAGGTATAGGACTAAATCCTTCTACTAGTTGATCTTCTACTTGATCTTCAACACTCTCTGTAAACATACCTTGACCCAAAGTAGCTCCGGGTTTTAATACTTTACCGTCCCCTTCATAGCCTACATCATATGGGTTGTCTAATGCATTTCCATCAATATCATCTGGTAACTCTCCACCGCCCATTGTACTTTCAAGACCGGGTGCACCATTCTGAGTATCAAGATGGGCAGAAGCCATTTCCCCTTCGGGTATATGAGTTTCTGTAATTCCTATTGGAAATTTACCTGTTCCAAAAATTACATCAATTAACTGACCGAAGGCAGCTAACACTTTTGTTTTTGTAATCTTTACAAATATACGAGACTTTTCAGAGTCTCTAAACTTAACGGACTTATTGTAAAGTCCTCTATAATTAGAGTAAGCTTTTAACCAACGTGTTTCATCCGTTTGTCTTGCATCTTCTGCAACTTGAAATCTATTTTTAATAATACCTACAAGATTTGTCTGTTGACTAAACTCAAGTTCTAAAGCTTTACCAGTTTCTCCTTCAACATCCATATAGATGTTGTCAGCATTTAAAAATGTATTATCTTTGTCTGCCATAGCAATTAATACTCTACACCGAGTACTAATTCTAAATCACCTACCGACATGTTAGGAGTAACATCTGTTCCTGATAAAAGCATGAAACAGAATACACTTGTAGTTCCTGTAGCTGCCTGTAATAAAAGAGGGAATCTTTGTTTAGATACAACGTCTCCGTCAGTTGCTCCTGCTCCTTCTAAATTTATATCAAAGTTAAATACTTTACCACCACCGTAGGTGTAGTC